ACAACGGATGTCTTCCTGAAGGCTAACTGAACCTGCTTAGAGTAAATAACTGGGGAGAAATTACCATTAGGCAGATTTCCGTAACCTGCTGCAGTTTTAAATGCCATTTTCATCTCCATTTTGAAAATAAAACAAATGCACACAAAAGTATGCTACATATTTACTCGTCATCGGCTAATTGTATATTGAGGTTGTATATTTAATAGCTACTTAAATATAGGCTCATACTTTTAGGTAGGCTTCCAAGTTTCTTTAATATATGTGAGTATCTTATAAAAAGGGTCACATTTATAGTTACTTATAGTTATATCTATAAATAAAAATTTGTCAACACTTATCGTGCAGAACCTGATACATCATACAAAAAATTGCCTGAACGTATAGCTTCCATTATCATATCTGCATTTTTTTCGTATTGATCAGCACTCATCCTCTGAACATCAGACTCTTTAATTTTTTTAGACGTTTCATTAACATCGACTTCAGTCTTTTTACTTTTCGTATTAACTGCTTTAGCAGCACTTTTGCCACTCTCGCTTTTATCTTTTTTGCCAATGTTTCTATCTGCCTTGTATAAGTCAATAGCTCTAGCTGCCGATCTTGCATCATTCTCATTTTCATATAGTGCATCTTGTACCCACTTTGGTTGTTGTTCTGCCCAATCATGGAAATCGTCACTATCTCTTATCTCATCAAAGTCAGGGTGTATTTTTAACAACTCCACCTCTGCTTTTTCTTTTGTTGCAGATATCTGCATTTCATCTATCTGCTTTATCTTTTTTTCTAACTGCTCAGATTGTTCTCTAGCTTTTTTCATTGCTATGGTTTCTACAATCTTTGCAACATCAGGATATTCTTTTGCCCATGCCTCCAAGTCTTCGTCAGACTTTGGTAGCTTCATTTCCTTATTTGTTGCGTCAGCTAATTGACTTTCTAAATCTTTTAACTTTTTTTGGTATTCTTTTTCTTTTTCTTGAGAATACCTACGGAGATCACCATAACGCTTTTTGAAGGTTCTTTCTTCTGCGTTCTTTGGTTCTTCCTTTTCTTCGGTGCTGTCTTGGTCTTCTTCTTGTTTTTCGTCACCTGTCTTCTCCTCTAAAAGTTGCTTTAGTTCTTCCTCATCTTTTTTTATTCTCTCTTCATAAGTAGAACGTTTTGCCATAAATGCCTTTTTTTCAGGTGTAGCATCTGTCACCATTTCTTGTGCTTGTTCAGCCATTTTTTTCTCCTTTGGGGTTATCGTAGCCAATTACTGTTGGGGGATAAGTAGCCAACTATGTGGGTTATTTTCTTGAAGCTAACCCACCTCGCTTCATCTTTTTAACTTTAGGTTTAGGTTTCTTTATGAATCCACCTTTAGCTGTAAACATTCCACCTGATTCAGTTACTCCTTCAGCAAAAGAACTTGTGGTATCAAATGCACTGTCTTGTATACCACTGTCATAAGAAGGTTCAGAATAATCACCCGGAGGTGGAGGATTACCCGGATTGCCCTTACCATCTGTAAAGTTCACAGTTGTACCATCTTCGTGTGTAAATGTACCATTTGCATTTTTACTATAGCTAGTTCCATTAGGATTTAAGTCAACTGAAACAGTTCCTCCTGCAAGATTAATATCGTTTTGAGCATCTTGAGAAAATTTATCTTCAATGGTTGCTCTATCCATTTCTAACATAGCTTGTTCAAAATCTGACTCAGACATAGTATCTGCCCTGTCTCCCATATTTTTCATAGCTATACCTCTTTTTCCTAAACCTGCTCCTGCAATATCTTTTTCTTCATCCTCTAATTCTTTTGCATCTATTTCTTTTGCACTTAATTCACCTTTTCTTAGTTCTGCTAAAGAAGGTCTTTTCATAGGCATATCTCCCGGTCTCATACCTGCCTTAGAAACATCGTAAGTTCTTAGTTGTCTACTTGCTGCATCGCCTTTGTTTATAGTTTCTGTTCCTAAAGGTATACTTTTTGGTAAAAAGCCTTTGTCTTGTAGATTTCTTCCTAACGCACCAAAAGGTCCTCCACCTAACTTTGCTAAGTTTCCTTTTATCTCATCTGTTATTAATCCTTTTACTTCAGGATTAGGTGCAAAGAAATCTGCTCTACCTGTTCTTAAAGCATCTTCAACATTTGCTATACCTATTAAATTGCCACTAAAATCAAATTGTGTAGCAAAAGTTTGTCCACCGATATCAACTCTTCCACCACCTAAACCTGCTTCCATTTCAGGATCAGGAGAATCATCGCCACTTACAGATTCAACCCTAGCAGTTTGAGGCTTTACGTTTACCACAGAAGGGTCTTCTACTTTTACTTCTTCAGGGTCTTGAAATGTATATCCTTCAGGTACAGGATATAAAGGTTCTCCATCTTTAAATGGTATATTAAGTATCATACCTGCTTCATTTACATATTTACGGAACTCATCATACTGACCCGGATTTCTTCCTACTAAGTCTTGAAATGTTTGAGTGCCACCTACTTGTGGTACATTGAAGCCACCTATCTGTTGTCCTGTATTCATAGGAACAGTATTTGGCAATTGCACATTAGGTGCAGTATTTTGAAACTGCGATACAACAGAAGATGGTTGTGCAAATGTTCCAAATGTAGGTGAAACAAATGTTCCTGCTTGTGCTTCTATAACACCACCTTTTGCCATCTCTATTTTTTCTTCTTCTGTCTCTTCTCGTGTATCTAAATCATCTACACTAAATGGAATATCATCAGGGAGTGTAGCTTCATCTGCGTTACCCATCTGACCCATTTCTTCCATTCTTTTTAATCCTGCTTTTGCTTCTTGTCTTAACTGCATAAGTTTCTCTAACCCTATGTATCTTACAACGTCTGCAGGAAATACAAACTCTCCTTCACTTAACTGTGCAGGTATATCATCCCTAACTTCTTCTTGTGTTGCTCCCGGAGGTACATCATTTCCTGATACAGGATCAATTGTGCCACCTTCTTCTTGAAGTCCACCTTCTTGAAATAATTCCATTTGTTCTTTCATAATTGTTCCACCCTTATTAAATAAAGTCTTAGTTCTTTTCAAATTTTTTAAACCTTCTATAGGTTTTCCTGTTCTTATAGGGAGACCCTCTGCTCCCGGTTTTTTCATCTCTGATATGGTCATTTTCTTAGCATTACGAGCTAATACTAAAGGTCCTATTTGAACAACTTCGTCTGCAGTAGCAACAGGTAGACCTGTGGCTTTATTATAGAAAAAGCCATGTCTATAGGGATTAAATCCTATCTCTGACCACTCATCTTCATTAAGATGTCTTTTAGCTCTACTAGCAACAGACTCAGGAGCTTCATTTTTTATGTCACCAAAGATTCTACCAATAGTATTTTTTTCTGCACCTGCTGCGATTCTAAGACCTCTGCTTGGAAGAGATTTAAATGAAACATTGTTTAATACAATAGTTTTACCATAAGCTATTGCTTCTCCTTGTATTGAGTCTTTTCTTCCTTTGTAAAAAGAATCATGTATAGAAACAATCCATTTATCATATCTTTCATACGCGGGTATGTCTAACCTAGAAGATACTCTTGTTCCATCAGGTATTTCTTTATTTAGTCCATATATACCTTTTTCAACTTGTTTTTTAAGTAGCGACCCAACAATATCTGTAAAAGAAGGAATAGGTGGAACTTTTCCAATAGGCACTATAGGATTAACTGTTTTTACTTTTTCTCTAAACTGTTTACCTGTTATCTTGCCATCTAATAAATCATTAGCAGCTTTTTGTAATTCAGGATTTTGTTTTTGTTTTTGTTTTACACTATTTTTACTTTTCCACTCTTCAGCAAGTTTAGGATTTTCTATTATGGAATTTGCTGTTGCTATGTCAGGATTAGCTTGATTTAAATTTAAATTTTGTGATTTAGGAACATATCTCTGACCACTTGTTACTGCTTGATCTACTGCACCACTACCCTCATCAACTTTTCCTATGTGTTCAGGAAATACCATTATTTGTTTTGATCTATCTTTAAAATCATCAAATAAAACGGAATCATATCCTTCGTCTTTTATCTTTTGAAAATTTTCTTTTAAATATATTCTGTCTTTTGTTGTTTTTACTACATATGGCTTTTCTAAATTAGACAGATCAAACTTAGCTATTTGTTGTCCTACAGGTATAGGCTTTCCATCTACATCCACACCCTTTAAAATACTGCTCGTTGTTACCTTTTGTCCTGTAGGTTTGTAAATAGATAGTCCTTCACCATCTTTTTTACCTGCATCAACTAATTGATTTATAGCTCTCATGTTAGCGTATTCAGAGGCTATCTTTGGGTCTAATGTAAAATAAAACCCCTCTCCTAAAAACTCATCTTGTTGTCTTCCAAAACTTATATCAAAAAAAGGTTCACCTGCTTTTCTAGATTTTGATGTTCCATGATAACCTGCTATACTAAAATCATCTTTTTGTTTAGGTAGCAATACTTTTTCAGACTCAGGTAATTTATCATATAAAAATCTAATTGGAGATTTTTTTTCTAAAACCTCACTTTTGGTAGATGCAACTCCTACAATCTGACCATCTGCATCTTTTACAAGTTTAGCATTCGGAGAAACTCCACCGAACTCTTGTATAAATTCTGTGTCTCCTCTAAGACTTGTATCTACATCGTCTTGCTTACCACGAAATAATTTTTTTACAAGAGTGCCTTCTTTGTCTAATATCTCTTTTCTTTTTTGGTATCTATCTTCTATTAACCTAGCTTCTCTTTCACCATATAAATCTCTATATTCTTTATATGCTTTTCTAGATTGATCATCTAAAGTATCTTTATTTTTTCTATAGTTTTGATAATCTTTTGCATATTTTGTTTTAGCACTTTTTGGTATTTCTAACTCATCAACTTTATTTTTTAAGGTTTCAAGATAAGACTTTGCGTACTCTCCTATTTTTTCACCCTTTTTAGCCTGTTTTTCTAATCTAACTTTTTCATTTATAAAATTTTCAATAGGAAATCTTGCATCTTTATCTATCTTTTTTAATCTCTCTCTTGCTTTATCAATCAAAGCTCTATTAGTATCACTATCTTGTTTATGATTTGGATTAATTTTATTTAGTCTATCCCTTGAATTACCTCCAGTAAAAAACCCTTCTCTAAATTGAATAGCGTGTTGTATTTCATGTAATATAGTCGATTCAATTTTAGCCTGTGCATCTTTAGGAGTCATACTTTTTGCTTTACTAAAGTCCACTTTAAATGCAGTTGCATTTAAATTTATTACTATAGTATCTTCAATAGGGTCATAACCACCTAATGTATCAAAGTCCATAAAAGCCTTTCTAAATTCTACCTTTAAATCTTTTATAGGCTTATACATTACATTATTTTGTAAAATCCCTTTATCGTATTGTTTGTAAAGAGCATCAAAATCAAAAATTTGTTCTAATCTAAATTCTTTTACTGTTCCTACAGATAATTTTTTTAACGCTTCACTATTAAAATTTTTAAATTCTTTTTTAATAGTTTTAGTTAGTTTTGCTCCTCGATCATCTAACTCGTATCTTAATTTTTTATCAGGACCTCTGTATACCCCTGTCTCTGCAAATATTTCCTCAGGGGATTTATTGGTATTTTTTTCTAAATCAAAAAACTTTTTAGCTTGTCTTTTACCTAGCTCAGTTTGCAATCCAATTACGCTTGGATTAATTACAGGTAGGTTTGCATAGTCCTCTACAGTAGGAGTTTTAAGAGTTGTGTCTACTTTCTCAGGTTTTTGTAGTAAAGTTTCCGTTTCTTTTATTTCAGGAAGTGGTGCATCATCTACTGTTGCTAACCTAGGACCTCCTGCAGGTGGAATAGTAGAATCTTCAAATAATTTTTTAGTTCCTTTATAAGTATCTGATAAAGTTTCGCCAACTAACTTTGCACCTTTTATACCTGTCTTGGCTAAAGTGCCCAAAGATATTAGTTCACCTAACATTTGTGGTGGATTAGTTATATCTGACTTTATACCTGTTAGCTCTGTAAATCCTCTATCAAATGCTTCTCTGCCATACTTTTCTTGTACTTCATCTAACTTTGGTTTTATTAGTTTAGAAAACTGTCCTAAAACTGTATCTTCACCATATTTAGCAACTGCATCATTAGCCATGTCTGCTAAATCTAATATATCAGAAGGAAGTCCTAATACACCTGTAACAGGACCTATAGCTAGAGCCTGAAGTCCTGCTTTAGCTTTTTCTTTTTGAAGCAACTTCTCAGTATCTGTTTTTGGCTCTCGTTGTTTTCTTCTAGTTTCAACTGACATTTTTAAAGACTTCATCCCTTAATAGTTTTAGTCTACGCAAAGTAGAAATAGAACCTTGACTTCTATACATTAAAACTGTACTGTCTGTTTGCTCTATAGCTTTATGTTGTTGCTCTATAAGAGCATCTATGTAATTACTGAATACTTCCCATTGGTTGTGATTGCTCACTAGGGGTTTCAGTTTGCTCAATATTTTCTTGTCCACCTTGAGGTCTTCCTGTAAATCCTTGTTCCTGTGGTACAGGTGCTACACCTGTTCCTATAGTTCCTCCACCTGCACCTGTTGGGTCATTAGGGTCTGCACCTGCAGGAGCTTGTGCTTGTTGTGGTTGTGCTTGTTGAAAGTCTTTCATAAGTTCTGCTTGTAAAGCTGCTTCTTGTAAACTATTAGTTACTTTGTCTACATCTAAATCTAAAGACTTTGCGATTTCACGTATAATGTAATCAAACTTAGCAAAAGGTGCTAAAGCAGGATTAGATGATACTTGTAAGAACTGCATGAGTCTTTGTGATCTAACTTCGTTTGCCATTAGACTCTCTGTTCCACGTGCAACAACTTCTAAATCACCTTTTATACTAGGATCAAAATCAAACTGCATATTAAATCTAAACAATCCTTCACCTAGAGGTTTTAGTAGATAGTCATCTATGTTTTTTATAACAGTCTTGATACTACCTGCTGCTGCACTCATCAACATAGATATACCTGATGCAGTTCTACCTACACCTGTAATACCTGTCTGTCCATGAGCAAAAGACGGAAAGCCTGTGCTTTCATCTGCTAACTGTCTCGCTTTATCAAATAACTGCATATTTTCTGTAGACACATTTGGAAACTTTGTACCAAAGATTGCCTGACCCGGTGCTCCACCTTGTCTTCTAAATATTTTACCCGGATACACAGATAGGTCTTGACCCGGAACTAAGTTTGTTTCGTCTACTTCTATTAGTAAGTTTCCTGATAACACTGCATTGTCTACTGCCATTCTCATGAAACCATTCATAAGAGTTTGTGTATCATCCATGTTCTCTGCTAGTCCAATGCCAAAGAAAGAATAAGGATTCAATTCATATGGTGCTGCAGTATAAGGTATCTTAGCAGGTTTAAATGGATTTAATACAACCCTAAGTAATTTATTATTACATATCCATATATTTGCTTGTAGTTCATCAAATTCTTTTAGTTCTTCAGGTATTTCTATTTCTTGATCCATAATCATGTCTGTATCAATCATACCCCAATACTCAAACACTTCAAATCTATCAATGTAATTTTCTTGATTGTAATCTGTTAAATCATCTTCCCAATATTTCTTGACATAGTTTTCACCATCCACGATAACTTCATCAATAACATTTTCTCTAAAGAAAGGTCTTTTCTTTAATGCTCTCATTTCTGACCTAGACATTTTATGTCTTTCTATAACATATAACGCTTCATCCATGTTATATGCATCAGGGTCAGGATAAAAGTTCCACACAGATACATTATTAACTTGTGGAACAGTTTTAAAAACAGGACTATAATTACCTTCGTCATCCCAATTAGCATATTCTTTGTCTACTGCAAAAGGTCCTTTCATGATACCTGTTCCAAAAAGTGCCATCTCAAAAGCAGTGCTACGCAAGTGCTTTGTTCCACTTGACTCTTCCAATTGATCATGTATCTTTTTTTCCATGTTTTTAGCTGCTACCATAGCAGGACTAAATGTTATCGCTGTAGGAGTTTTGCCAGTCTCTTCTTTAAGTCCTTCAACATTTTGCAACTTTTCTTCCAAAGGTCCAAGCCTTTCAAGTAAACTTTTTTCAGTTGCTCCTTTAGGTAACTCCATACCATCGCCATTGAAACCATAAGGTGATTCCAAGTTTGAATTGCGTAGTCCTTCAGGTTCTTTGGGGTCAAATGAAACATCTTTTGCTACTCCTTCTGGTAATTTTGTTGGGTCTACACTTAATGGGAATTTATTGTTAGCAAACAAAACATCTACTATTTGACCATATGCTGCAAGAGTTTTTGTTTTTGTTATCTTTACAAATACTCTAGACTTTTCTGCTTCAGTAAATTGAACATCAGGTCCATATATTCCCCTATAGTTTCTATACGATCTAACCCATCTAAGTTCATCTTCGTATCTATAGTCTTCTGACTTTTTAAATCTACCCATGACATAACCAACGATGTTGCCAACGTCTACGTCTTCGGTAGAGGTTTCTTCTTTGACATCGTCTAATGCGATGCCATCAGTTTCCATTATTTCATTTTCTTCTGCCATATTAATATCCAAATGTTGAGTCTGCTACAGGCATACTAGACTTAGGTCTACCTATAGGGTCGTAATCAAATATGCTAAAACGTGGTCTTGACATTATACCATATCTTAACGCATCATACAAGTGATCTTCTGAATTTGTGTCAATATCTTCAGGATTTTTTTTATCTATCGGTAATGCAGGTATCTGAGATATTAAATTTATACAATTACTAAAAAATACTAATCTAGGCTCTTCTGTATATTCATCCACTTGTAGTCTTCTATGTAGTTCGTTTTTACCTGCCACACGACTTCCTCTACTTCTATCTGAAGGTCTCCAACGACACCCTCTTGAAATCATTTGTTCTGCTAATGAAGGTCCTGTATCACCTCTTTTATGCCAAAGAGAACTATCAAGAACTCCATACTTTATATTACCATCTTCTGCTTCTAATCCTAGAACCATATCTGCTAAATCTGTAGCAAGAACTTTTGACTTATATAACTCTCTATAAACAATAAGTTGTTCTGAAGGAGATACTGCAAACCATACTACACCTGATTTACTACCATATCCATAGTCACAAGCTCTAAACTTTACCCAATTAGAAGGTATACGAAAAGGCTCAACAACGTGTATGTCACGATTAAATTCAGTAAACGCTGCACCCTCTTTAATATCCCAATCGCCTTCAAGTAATTGTCTCCGTTGTTGTTCAGGCAAAGATAATAACATAGCTTCGTAATCGCCTGAGTCTGCTAAGTATGGATTATCTGTTAATCTAGCAGGTATAAATCTTCTTTGAAATAATGACTCTCCTGCTTTACTATGTCCTGCAGGATATTTTAATACTTCATTTGTTTCTATATTCGTTGCATCAAATGGTTGACCATATGGTGCAGGATCTATAAACATTTTCTTTACCCAATGATGTCCTCTACCACCGGGGTTTGTTGTTGCCCTCATAAAAATTGGTAGATCAGGAGCAGTAGAACGTAATCTTGATCTCATGTAATCCCAAGCATAAGGAGTAGACCATTGTGTTAATTCGTCAAAACCTATCCAACTAAATGCTAAACCTTGATATCTTAGAACGTCATCATCACGATCTAGGTATGACATCCATAGTCTTGCACCTGATGGTGCTACCCATTGCATCTTTCGTTCTGACCACTTGATGCCTTTCCAAACTTTTGGGTATAACTCTTGAGACTTAAATATAAGTTCTCTTAATTCTTCTGTGGTGTGTCTTAATAACAAACCACTAAATGCAGGATGACCCATGTATCGTAAAGGGTCGGCTAACATCGCAAATGATTTACCACCACCTGCACTTCCACCATAAAGAACTTCTCTTTCTGATGCTGCAAGAAACTCTGTTTGAGGACCTTCGTTTGGTTTAAAAACTATATCGTGTTCTTGTTCAGGTATAAGCTCTACATCCTCAACTACGATTTTAGATTCTTGCACCTGTTCTTTTTTCTTCAATCTCTTTCGCTTTGGAGATTGCCTTTTCTGCATATTCTGCCCACTTGCGTAGGCTTCTAGCTTTGTTCTTACGTTGTTGCTCATTCTGTAGTCTTTTTCTCAATCCAACATGAGATATGTATCTACCTGTCTCTTTCGTTAGCCAATTAGCTACCTCTCTGTAAGAATATTGATTAACATACTTACGAGCCATCTCTAATTTATTTAGCTCTTCTGTGACAGGCTCTAACAAATCCACATCGTCTGTAGATTGTTCATATCCAAAAGGTATTATTCTAGATATTCTAGGAATAGCTATCCAACTATTCTCTTCTTTTATATCAGTCGGTTGAGGCAATTTCCAATGCCCTGCACTTCTTACTGTCATTTCTTTGCTATAGCTTTCTTAGGTGGCATAATCATAACTCCACCTGATGCTTCTACTTGTAACTTTTCTGTTTTTGCTAGACCTACTCTGTCAAGTAAATCTTTTGCTGCAGTCATTTTATCTCTTATACCAAGTTGAGTAGGCTCATCTACGCCACTCACCATAGCAACTGCTGCTTTAGGTGCATTTCTTGCCATAAAAGATTGTGTAGCTTCCATTATTTCTTTTTTAAGGGAGTCCACAATCATGCCTGTGCCTGAATGCTCTGAGTATCCTGCAAGTAATTTTGCTTGTACTACATCGCCATTTGCTTGGTCAAATAAAACTTCTAAAAACTTTTTTTGTCTTTCTGTTAATTCTCTAGCCAATCGGTACTCCCTGTGCAACAACTCTGTCTATTAAACGTTGTGCTCTGTTTGTTGTCTGCTTAAACCACCTACTGTCTTCCATCTGCAAAGCCATTTCACGATAGTCTTCCATTTCTACTGCAGCAATCATAAGTCTAAATTTACTTAAACGTGGTTTTCCTAATTGAAAAGCCATATTAATTAATACGTGTTGTATATCTTCAGGTAACTTTTCAAAACTATTAAATATATCATTACAATCGTTTATAGCAGTTTGTACATCATTTACAAACCACTCTTGAACCTTTTCTTCAGGAACAGGTGTTCCAATAGGCTTGTCATAATATTCTTCATCCCACTCAGTCAGTAGGTGTCCTATACCTGCAGTAGGATAACCTTCACTGCAACGATATATTTTATAGACACATCCCTCGTCAGCTTCTATTTCTTCTCTTAATGTATTTATGTTCATGGTCTTAATCCTAACTTGTATTGTTGCTTACGTAATTCTTTTACGTGCTTATGCCAAAAATAATTACCTATGCTGCATATCCAACCAGATAATTTTAAATATATTTCTGCTTTTAATGTCATTTTTTTTTCAACATCTTAGCTGCTTGACCTACACCTTTGATACCAAACGATGCAGATATAGCAATGTACAATAAGTATTGATACCAATCAGGTAGTGTTGCTAACACTTCAAAACCACTTTGAACATATTCTCTCATTCCCGGAATGAAGACTAAAATTGCAGGAGCTAATAGAACTACTAAAGCAAATTCGTCTTTCCAGCTATCATTTGTAGCATCAGCCATTTTGCCTTCCCATTCTATTTGTCCTGTAGCTACTTTCTCTGCTACAGTTGCTCTAGCTTTTGCTTCTGCTACTTTTGCCTTACCTTCTGCTTTTGTTTTTTCTAGTTTGTTTTGAAACCATGTTCCTGCGAGATTTGCGATTGGTCCTATTAGTGC